ATGTCTTCATAAAATTTTCTAAAATACTCATGGAAGTTTTTACTTCCTTTACGTCCACCGTAATGAGTATCAGTGATCAGTGCAATAGAACTCATTGATACATCTTTGTTTGAATAGCATCCTTAATAGAATTATACTCTGAAGAATTATAATTGTCACCATCTACTGTGAACACTTCGTCGTAACCAGACCTCTCAATGATTTTGGTACGGATCTCCATTTGTTTCTTTTCCTTCTGGATTCTACGGAGAAACGCATAATGAATGATCTGCGTAAAGTAAGCAAAAGGATTCGAGGATTTCTCAGGATTAAAATTATGAATGTACTGAACGCAATTTTCGATTCCATCACAGATCATGTCCTCACGGAACATATAATTGACAAAGTTTGGTTTGTAAGAAAGATGAGTAGCGATCTTCAAAAAACACTCACCAAGGTAATTGGTAATACGTGGTTTCGGTTCACCTTTCTCTGCAGCCTCTGCAACATCGTTCTTGTACTTAACGATTGCTTCTAGAAACTCTTTGTTATTAACGTAATGTTCTGATCTCTTGCGTTTTTGCATCTCATAGGTCCTTTGTTAATGTTTAGATTGTAACACAAAGTTGAGCTGTTGACAATACCCTAAGATATTATGTACAATGACTCTGTGGAGTTTCAAAGATCAGCTTTCTTTTTATAAAGCTTTTCAAAGAGAATACGAGCTTCGGAAACATTACCTTGATAACCTAAGGTTTCTGTTGGATCTTGAGATCCAGACATAGGTTGTTTCTTATTCTTTTGATTCAAAAATTTGTGATACATCTGAATTGAATCTCGATCTCTCACTTCACTAAGAGTAACTACTCTTTCCATATCTATTATAAAGCAATCATCATCAGCAAATTTTAACCAAGGATCTATTTTATATCCTTGAATACCTTTATGTGGTAATGTAATAACTTCAATAGTAACTGGATTATGTAATACCAACATAGTTTTATCTTCAGTCTCTTCTGGAGAAACTGATGAGAAGATTTCTTCCCCCGTAACTAATTTTATTACTGCATAGAAATCTTCTTTCATATTACTCTTTTAGATTTACTTGGATGAATTCATAATTGAATTGTTCTTCGTTGTATATTTTTACCCTTTCAATTAAATGATTGAGAGTATAGTTTTTTCTATTCTGTTTTGTGCAGTCGTCAGCAATATCATATAAAACTGCTTGATTCTTACCATTTCCTTTTCTTAGAACCCTACCAATAGATTGTAGATTCCTGATTCTAGATTTGGATGGTGATGCAAAGATTACATTATGTAAGTTTTTAATATTAATTCCAGTTGAGAAAGTTCCATAAGAGGCAACAATAATTGCATTATTTTCTTTTTCAGTAATCTCTCTTACAAGTTCTCTTTCTTCTGCGTTCACTCCTCCGTGAACATAGAATACTTTTCTTCCTTTCTCCGCAGAACTATTTATCGCTTCGTAAAGAGGTAGTCCATGCGATTCAACCCTAGCAAATAATACCAAGGTATTTCCTTTTAGATCTAATGCAAGATTTTTTACAAAGTTATTTCTTTTTTCATGTCCAATAATAAATTGAACTTCGTCTTCAAATGTTTCAAACACTTGAGGATTATGTCTCATGATAAGGATTTTAATTTGTAACTTAGACAAATGTCCTTTATCAATAAGTTCTTTAGTTTGAGTAACTTTGTAAGATGGACCGAACAGTCCTTCCAATACCCACTTATGTGTTTGCGTTCCGTCTAAAGTTCCAGTAAAACCATATCTATACTTTGCATCTGCAAGTTTAGTCATAATACCTACTAGAGATTTTGACTTAAACTGGTGGGCCTCATCACCAATTACTACATCAAAACCATCAAAGAATTTTCTAGGTAGTTTGTAGATAGACTGCCAAGTAGTAATGACAACGGGGAACTCATTCGTCTTCTCACGTCCACTGTAAATGCGGTGGCAGAAGTCTTCAGCGTTCCAACCATAGTCCTCAAAGTCTTTATACATTTGTTCGACCAGGGACGTTGTGGGGACCACTAGGAGGATCTTTTTATTTCTCTCTGCAAAATATCTAACGACAGAATAAATCATCAAAGATTTACCTGATGCGGTCGGTGAAATAAGTAGTTTACGATTATACTTTAGTGCATCATATACAGCTTCAATTTGATAGTCTCTTGGTTTGTACTTAGAGATTCTTGTCATGTAATCTTTTACACCTTCATATGAGATCATCTCATTTTCTTCAAAAGGTGTTCCGTAGAATTTATTGTCTTCAAACTCTACTTGATAATCCCATTTGTTCGCCCATGAAACTACTTTATCTAAAAGTCCAACGTAGATCTCTCCAGTATGTGGGGAGAATAGTCGAATCTTTCCATCCCAATACTTACTTCGATATTGGGGCATAAATTTTGCACCTGGTACATCAAAAGTAAAGTGTTCAGAAAGTTCTTGGAATACGTGTGGTTCTGCCTTTAACTTTAGAAATACTTCGTTCTTCTTACCAATTACAATATCAGTCATATCCTCTAATAAACTTTTGCCACTCAATCGCATTTTTCAGCTGATATGTTCTATTTAAGATAGTTTTGATAATGCTATCTAGATAGTCCAACATCATTTGATAGTAATCAATCTTAGTGAGACACTTTATGATATCTTCGTCTGCATCGAGATATTTGTCTAAGTCTCCTTTTAAAACTTTGTGGTCAAAAGGATATTCTGCATATACTTCTGGTTCTGCTCTACCAGTGTAGTATTGCCATTTTTCTTTTTTTAAAATTTTGTATTTATTCTCTTGTCCTTTTTTAAGAACAAGGATGTTATTATAAAGTTTATAGTATTTTGAATGAAGACTCGGAATCTTTGTAGATTCAGAGTGTAGATTGTCATCATCGATCTTTGAGTCTTGTTCCCAAAGATCTTGTATCATGTCAAGGTTCATACTGTTCAATGTCATAAATGTCATACTTGAATGTGACATCAGCTGTCACATATTCCACATCAGTAGCAGCTGCATCAAAAGCAACTGTTGTTAACGAAGTTGGGAAAAGTCCCCTGAACTTTACTTTTGTGCATACTCTGAAACTACTATTATAGATCAAAAGAGTTCCATCTGAAGTATTTGGATCTTTTCTGAGTTGATCCCCTTCAATCCACTCAGAGTATTCTTCAATTGTTTCTGGATATGCAAGACCTCGTAACCAATCTTGAATAGTTCTATAGTTTACAAGATCTTCATCAACAATAAACCTTAAAGTAAAATCTCCATAGTTTAACTTATCACCAGGTATTGGTAGATCTTTAAGGTATGTTGATTGGACTGCAAATCCCATCGTTATCTCTGGGATATTCGCACTTTGTGCCAAGAAATCTACTTTAGGAGTTCTTGCTAAGGTGAATTTAAATCCAGTTGGTGCAAGAAAATTCCTATTTGAAATTTGTCTTGCGAACGCATCGAATGACATAGCGTTTTATTTTTATTTATTTGCATAAAAAAAGAGGTCCCGAAGGACCTCTGGTAGTATGTGAAACTTGGATCACATGAGGTTAGCAACCTTGACTCTTCTGTAGTAACGGTTGTTGTTAGCGAGGAGTCTTCCGAGACCTGCGGTGGTTCCTTCTGCGAATGGGTTAGCAACAATACCGTAACGGGTCTTGAAGCCAATCTTGGGCTGGAAGGTGTCCTGACCGACGGCACGAACCATCTGGAGAGGAACATATGGGCAGTAGAAGATACCTGCATCGTATGCGCTGGAACCCTTATATCCAACAACGTAGTACTGGGAAGAATCTACGTTTGCAGCATAAGGATCGATGTATACGCGATACTTACCTTGGAGAACACCAGCGAAGGTGTTACCAGTGTCATCAACGTTCAGGTTAGCGTTGAGTGCTGGGGTGTAATCAAGTACACCAGCCATGGTTAGAGCGGAAGCAACGTCTGCAGAACAGATGATGGTGTTGCCCTTTCCTCTACGAGTTCTTTGTGCGATTGCGTTGGCATCGCGCTCGATTTGGAATAGAAGACCCTTGAACTTCTCAACAGACCAACGACCGTTGGAGTCAACGTCGAGGTCGAAAGTACCTGCATTTGCAACGTTAGTAGTTGCACCCTGCTCAGCAACCTTGTAGACGGTTCTGATGACTTCGCGGTTGATTTCAGCGAGGATTTCAGTTGACAGGATGTTTGCCAACTCAGCCTCAGCATTCAGACCGTGAATCGCCTTGAGGTCTTGAGCAAGTTCGAGTGAATACTCGGCTTTCAGTGCTCTGGACTTCGCGGTTACAGTGACCTTCTCGATCGAGAATGCCATCTGGTTGAAGTGGTTGGATGCGCCATCACCGAGTGCCTCAGCCTCAGCAGTGGACATACCTTGACCTACGTTATACGCAGATGTGGTTGCAGTTGCGACTGGGTTCAGTACACCTGGGTTGGTTCCTGCCTGAGTTGCAGTACCGAAACCAGCAGCCGGATCAGTTTGACCGCCAGTGAGAGAATCTGCACTGTTCTGACCAGAGAATGCGGAATCGACTTCATCGAAGAAGGTCTCGGTTCCAGTCTGGCTGTCCTGACGGGAGCGCATTGCGAAGATGAGTCCAGTAGGACCACTCATTGGCTGAACGCCGCAGATGTCGTATGCGATCAGGTTAGGCATGGAGCGTCTGATCAAGGAGATCAGAACGGGGTCGAAGCCAGCAACGTTAGCGCCTGCAGGTGCATGACCTGAGTTGGTAGGTGCTGCTTCACCAAGGAACTCAGCAGACTCGCGAAGTTCTCTCTCTTGGTTCTCTAGAAGTTGTGCGACAACTCCTCTCTTGTGGGAATCCTTAATCTGTTCAAATGAATCGTGATTAAGGACGGGAGCCCACTTCTCCTGTAATTGTTGTAGGTTTTGTCCTTCCATTTTCTTTTTTTATACCTCGTAAGATGTTGTTAAGGTGCGGTTTGAGTATTATCTAAAACTCACTTGTTAGCAACGTTGGAAAGAGCGCGAACATAAGCGTCCATTGTAGAAGTAATTTCTACTGGTGCCGCTTCCTCGGTTAGTGTTTCTTCCGCTTCGTTTGCTGGAGTACCAGCGTTTCTTGGGAAATAAGATTCCCTAAGAGTTACCAGCTTCTGGTAATAGTCATTTTCACTCTCAAACTCAACATTCTCTACGAGGGATCCAAGCTTATCCTTTTGGGAAATAGCGAGACCTTCGCAAACTCTGTTGAAAACAGATTCAGCTGTGGATTCACCAAGCTGCTTATTGAGATAGATATTCTTCTCAATCTGTTCGTTGAGTTTTGTCTCCATTTCATCTAATTTCTGTACCATGCTCTCTAGTACATCA